ACATATGAATATTTTGTCAACACTTTTACTTTATATTTATATTAATTAACAAAGCTCCATTTACGAAGTATAGTCTCTCGCTCATCAATCTGGTAATACCCGCCTTCGCTGTCACGTTTCCACCTTTTTTCCTCTGAAGACTCTATGGTTTTGATTATATCGCCCTTGGATATTGGGTTTTCTTCAAATTGCTTTGCCTTCACTTTGACCGCTTCGGTTTCGCCCGTATTAAGGCGGTAGAGCGTTATAACCCTATTCTTATACTTGCTATTTACATCAACGACATAAGCGTAAGTTGAATCAAGTGATGGGATTGTAGTTTGCACATAGCCTAGAAACTCTAGCTGGTAGTCTATCTTGTTTCGTATTGATGTCTTTGGGAATTTGGTTGTGTTGTATAAGTGGTTGATGATACCAATAGTATCTAACCCCTTGTACAACTTCTCGGTTTCTTGTTCGCAAAATTGCATCATAGTTTCGTGTGGAATTTCACATTGATTTTTATTAATTTGTTTTCTGTTGTACCATTTGTTAAATATTTCAACCTTAGTTAGCAACTCATGTATTTCGCCATATTTATTCAAGAACTCTAATTTAATTAAGATTTCTAATTTTGAAATGGCAGATGTTTCATATGTATTAACTAAAAAATCTTCAAGTGTTTTGCTTTTGCTATATATTTCGTTTAACTTTTCCGCTACATTTTCATTACAAAACTTAATCGTATTAGTTCCAAGTTGCACTTCACCGTTCGCACAAACAGTTTTACCACTTAAATTCCCCAAGCTACCATATGTAGTATGTACCAACATTCTGTTCGATTCATCTATACATTTTACAATATTGTTTACATCTCCATCATACGAATTTATCCATGCTGCGATGTATTCGCATGGATGTTTGGTTTTTAAAAACATACAAATATATGCGATTAAAGCATAGGCTGCGGAATGCGATTTATTAAACGAATATTTCGCAAAAATAAGCATATCATCCCACAACTGACTTACTTGTTGTTTTGTCCATTGTCTATTATATAATCCTTCTTTTAGTTCTGGCTCTATCTTAGCCATTAGTTTTGGATTTTTTTTAGCTGTGGCCTGTCTAAGTTCATCTGGATTCTTTAAGTTAGCTAATCTGCCTATCTCTATTAGTTGTTCCTGAAAAACAATTATTCCATACGTGTTTGATAGTATTGGTTTTAAATCATCATGTAGATACACGACTTCTTCTATACCACTTTTCCGATTAACAAAGTTTGGAATATATTGCTTAGACCCTGGCCTATACAGTGCATTAGCAGCGGTCAGGTTTTCAATAGTATCACAATGCATATCTCTAAGAACTTGTTTCATTCCATCAGATTCAAACTGGAATATCCCACTAGTGTTGCCTGATGAAAACTGTTCCCACACAGTATTGTCATACAAGTCGATATTATGTGGTGCGATATATTCATAATCTTTTCCAATCATGTCTAACGTGTCATATATTACATCTATGGTTCTTAATCCTAAGACATCCATTTTTACCAATCCCAAATCATCAGCAGTGTGCATATCTCCTTGTAAAACATATTCTCCAGACTCAGAAAGTTCTACAGCATTATAGAATGTCGCTGGATTCATACACACCACTTTTCCACATGGATGCATAGAAAATGATTTTGGTAATCCTGACAGCTTATCTGCATACTCAAACAGCTCTGGATATTTGTCTTTGTAATCGTCCAATAACCCCATGGTCATCGCTTCATCTATTGTTTCGCCATGTAAATTTTTAGTGATTTCATTTGTTATATCAAATGGTATATTTAACACTTTGCCTATATCTTTAATTGCACCCTTAGCCCATATGTTCATAAATGAACCCAACGCAACAACATTTGACTCACCATATGTATCAACGATGCTTTGAATAACCTTGTCTCTATCTCTTGGTGAAAAATCAATATCAAAGTCTGGTATTTTAATATCTCTTTTGGTTATCTTACCTTCTTCTAGTAATTTTACAGCACCAACATCAATAAATCTTTCAAAATATAAGCCATATTTCACTGGATCAATATCAACAATGCCACACAAATATGCAATCAGTGAACCACCCCCAGAGCCTCTCGCTATTCCACGTCTGATCACAGATGAAACATAACTTTGTATAAGTAGATAATACCCTTCAAACCCCATTTTTTCTATCGCAGATATTTCGTAATTGGCTCTTTCTCTGTATATTTTTTGTTCATCTTTGCTTAGTTTATTTAATTTTTTTCTCTTCCATCCAACATTGCACAAGTATCTTAAATAATCTATCTCTGAACTACAATCGTTTGGTATTTCCACATGAGGTATAATAGGTTCTGACAATGGAATTTCAACATTGCACTTCTCCATAATTTCATACACATTAGCAATTGCAGTTTCATTATAATCATGTGTTGAAGCACATATTCTTAATACATCTTCTTTGGACTGGATATAACAATCGTTATATGTCTCTCCAACCTCTCTTGTTGTTCCAATTTTTACAAACACGTTATGATATTTTTGATGTTCTTTGTTTAAATAATGAGCATCACAAGTAACAATATATTTTATATGATTTTTTATTGCTAAATCTACAATCTGTTTGTTGAGGTTTTGTTGAACTTTATCTGAATGTGACTGGTATTCTAAATAATAATCATCTCCGAACAACTTTTTATATTTTTTAACTATTTCGTTTGCTTCATCAATATTGTTGCATTCTAATGCTCTTGAAACTTCGCCAGCCATACACGCACTTAAACATATTAATCCATCGGAGTATTGTTTCAACATTTCAAAGTCTATTCTAGGCTTGCCATAATATTTGTATTGCGTAGATAAAGATACTAATTGCTGAAGATTTAATCGACCAATTTCATTTTTTACCAACAATACCAAGTGATTATACTTACTATCCTTTGATTTAACTGTAACGTCATCACAAATATACATTTCACATCCCATGATATATTTTATGTTTGCATTTGTTATTTTTTTATATGCTTCAATATTAGAATATAAATTACCATGCTCTGTTATAGCTATTGCACATTGATTCATTTCTTTAAGTGTGGCAATCAGCTCGTCAATTTCAATGGTGGAATCTAGCAAACTATACTTAGTGTGTGTATGTAAATGAATCATTATATATCACATCCAATCTTAAAACAAATCAGCATCCTCCGAATTCAACAAACTCCTCAGTTCATTGTGTTTCTTAATGTGTGGACAGCTACCCCTAAAATTGCATAAGCAAACGCAGAAAAAAGTATCCTCTTTGCCCCTATCGTTTACAAACTCTCTCGGTTTCCAATCTGATTCGTCGTCTTTATTCTTGCTATTGAATTCATCTATGGTATCCCTTATATAATCAAGAGTCTCCTGCCTAACCTCATCGGTTAATTCATATTTTCTAACATAAGGTTTTACTTTATATTTACTTTTAATTTCTTTCGGAAGATTCTTAAAACTATTACTGTCTACAGATTCATTAAGCATAATCTCAATATCTACTTCGTCATAACCCAGTTCAAGCAAATCAGACTCAATATATGTTCTTAACTCTTTTAATAACTTTCCACGATTGAATACTTTAACTAACTTCGTCTTATTCTTTGAGTTGGATCTTGCCTTACCATCAAAAGTCACTTCACAATATTTCATCATTATCCAAGCAACTTCTTTGATAGTATGCCCCTCTTGCTCTTTGGCTAGGGCATATACCACCAACTGTCTGCCAGCCTCAACTAAACGCTCTTTATCAAAGTTACTCGATGACTTCCAATCATATATACTTATTTTTTTATTCTTATAATGCTTTATCAAGTCTATATATCCAATCATATAATTATCATCGTCTAGCTTATATGTAAACATTTCTTCTGTGGTAAACTTGCCTTTAGGTTTAACAAAATTATTGCAAAAATGCATTATGTCAGCTATCCAGTTATCCCTAATTGAAGTGCCACCTCTAAAATCTTTGGGGAAATCAATGTTTAACATTTCCAAATCTGCTAATTCAGCCTCAACCGATTTTAGCAAATCAGCTTTTTTAGCTTTCCCGCTAACTATATCTTCTAAAGTTTGATGCAAGCGATTTCCCATTACGCCATACACTCCGCTAACACCACGCTCACCTTTTACATATGTTAAATATGCTTCGTAGCTACAATTTCGAATAGTGTTTAAGCGACTGATGCTCCAGATATCCACACCACTATCATACAGCTCCTGTAATCTTTCATCTTTTTCTCTTTCTGCTATTTTAACCACCTGACCTTATTCTTAATTAAGTATGCAAACTTTTCCTTCCCCATATCTGACGGAGATGCTTTGCTACCTTTTGGCAATATCTCATTTTCTGAATCATAAACATACCCTACGGAATTTTTATATATTGAGTTGTTAACCATAAGTTTCTTGGCCTGAACTCTAATATCTTCCTCACTCAAACCCTCGTCATAAGCCAATATGACTTTAGGTATCATCAGTCCTTTTATATATTTAGCCTGTATGTCCGATATATTGTTTCCGCAAGTCGCCAATCCCACTTTGCTCCCGAAGGATCGCATTTGCATAACGCCTTTTTCCGATTCTGCTATTACACACAACCCTTTTTCCTGTATCGTTTCATAGTTTTTATGATACCCATACAAGGTTAAACTTCGGCTGCATGGAATTATGGGGAGCCATCTAAATTCATGTTCACACTGGCTATTAATGCTACGCCCCATAATCCCACACAATTTGCCATCCAAAGTCCAAGTAGGAACTGTAATTCTGCACGTTTCTAAATCGAACCCAATCTTAAACTCTCTTTGCACATCGAAATCTATGCCATCATTGAAAAACATCATATTGTACTTGTTTAAGTATGGTTCAATAACGGACTCATCATAGGTTCGCATTGAGTATTCAGGTTCTTCTATATCTTTGATGAGCTGTTTATAGAACCCCCCAAATGGCAAATTGATTTTAACATTCAACTCACTCTTTTCAAGTCCCAATTTATCCGCTACATAATTGAGTGACGCAGGAAAAGATAGTCCCTTTTTCTTCATTATCAGTGTATATAAATTGCCCTTTGAATTATCGCTAAAGCACTTAAATGCCAGCGTACTCAAGTCTAGCACCACAGACGAAGGATTACGCCCATCTTCTCTTGCAAATCGAACCTGTTGTTTTTGTTTGTTGCGAGATATGTCTGTAAAATCTAATTCGTTTAGAATATCTATTGTATAATCGTGATGACCAGATAGATACTCAGTTAATTTCATTGCATTAATTTAGTCATCACTCCTTGCTATGATATTTCAAATCTATAAATGCAAATTGGTTACATTGCAATATCCAATTTCTATCCATTTATTAAACCTTCCATTAAATTCATACAACACCTGTTTTTTGTTATCGTCATTCCTAGTTTTATCTAGGAATGCAATGAGATACTTCTTATTTCTATCAAGTGTAATAATTCTTTTGACCTTTGAGTATTTTCCTGATGCATCTTTGTCTAACTGATATGGGTTTATATCATACTTTTCACCATTAAACTCATCATCCCATATTTCACGCATATACACCATTTCGCTGTATATTTCTTTGACCTGTTTTCCTGAGCTAAGACACATAGCATCTAAGTATCTTTTGTTAAGAGTGTGCAACGCTAACTGATATGTTGTAATCAATGCAATGTTTTCTTTGCTGGCAATTTGGAATAGTTTACGAGAATAAATCAAAAGTTGTTGCCACATAGATTCTTCCAGCAGATCGTCACTTTTCATCGTATCATACAATATACAAGAATATCCCATTTTTGCTAACTTTTTAATAATTTTTTTAACTTTATTTATATCGTTATCAAACAACTTTACGAATTTTATATTAGGGTTATATTTTTCTGATATTATTTTTTGTGCCTTTTTAATCATTTCAAGTTGAGTATCAGTAAAGTTCCCTATTTTTAATTTCTTTCTTGTTAATTCCCAAAAATTCAACTCGTTGGTAAGCACATGAATCAGTAATAGCATTTTGAAGTCTTTTGATCTCATTTCATTTGATATCACCGCACATTTAATTCCGCTTTCTACTGGTGCTAATATCATGTTCTCAAATACAAAAGAAGATTTTCCTACACCTGAATAACCACCAATCATAAACATCTCGCCAAGCGGAATGCCAAGCGTCAAATAATTTAATATTCTACAGTTTTTGCCGTAATTAATACCTACTGTTTCCCCTTCATTACACTCTTTTATAAATTTATCATCGATCTCTAAAGATTCTATCTCAATGTCGTGTCCAGTGTTTATGCTTATGTTATTCAAATGGTAATCAAAATAATCATATATTTCCTGACTGGTCATTTTATTAAAATTACTTATGTTAGACAGAATATTAAAACCTTTATCGTGAAGTGAGATAAGTGTGTTTACTTTAACTATTTTGTCATAATACGCTTCTAAGTTTTCAATGTTGATAAGTCCACGCAACTCTTCAACTGTCTTGTACCCACCCATTGATTCAAATTTTTCTTTAACTGTTGGTTTGTCTTCTAAGAATGTATAGATCGATATATTGTCAAATGATTTGAATCCATGTTTGTATAGCTGTTTTCCAAGGTTGAAATAGAAAATGCTATCTTCAACCTTTAAGGTTTCATCTTTTCCTTCGTTGATTTTTTGAAAATCTTCATATAATTCTGGGTCTTTCCAGAAACAAAATACAAAAGATGCCTCCGTGCTTTCTCTTCCTTCTATTAATTCCTTCGGATAGTCTTTGTAATTTATTTTTCATCATCCTCCAACCATTTACTTATGTCTTTGCTTTGGAATTTATTATTTTTTATTTCAAAAGAACTTATAGCGTCAACATCTTTGTTTTGCAATCTTGAAGTTTGTTCCGCCCTTCTT